TGATGTGACTGACATCAATTCTCCTATACTGCAAACTTCAAGTCCTTCGCCATTGGATGTGTAGGATCAATTAACTTACAGCTAGGACAAATTGGATACTCAGGATTTCTCATTCCACCACAACCAATGCAGCGAATGAGTTCAGAAATCTGAAAGTCTTTAAGCCATGCTTTATTATCATAATTTAAGCTGCGGGCGGCCATACGCATTTCGTCTGAAATAGTAAGTGGATTACCGTTTGTTCTAGCCCATAGTGAATCAGCTAGTTTAACTAAAACATTATACCAATTATCTTGCTTAGCTTTAGTTTCATCTAACTTATCTTTATACTTCGTTTTAATTTCCATAACACTCTGAACACCTAAAACAAAAAATAATCCAGGCATAGCAGATTCCATATTACAACCTAACATACCATTACAATAATCTTTAATTACAGAGTCAGCAATCTGAATACTACTAGTAGGAATTTCTAGCATAGGTTGGTCGAGATCAATTTCTCTCCACCAAGAACTTGGACCGACAACTAAAATTGATGGATTTTCGTATGTTCCAGGTTCAATATGAAATTTTCCAGGCTCAATAGTATATTTAACTTCATTAATTTCTTTAGGAAGTATAGATACAATAGTGCATTTATCCATAGGATTCTTCATTGAACGAATCATTTTACGATTGTTCAAAAAAGAATTTGAAAATTCTCCAACTTGTCTCAAATCACCGATTTCCATTGTTTTTCCTCTTTGGTTCTAGTGAACCAGTTTGCTTTCTGACTCTTTAGCAACAGTAACTCCAGTTCCATAAGCTAAATGATCACCAACATCAGTTTCATTACCAAATAATTCATCTTGTACTTTTTGCACATTTGCCATTCTTTGTTCTTCACTTACATTTGGATCTTTATATTTAACATGTCCCCTATAACCCATTTTTTCATGCAGACTATCAATTACAAAGACACAACCATCATAAAAAGGAGGAAGATAGTTTTGAAATCGGTCTTGAAAGACCCAAGCTGGCTCATATGAAGTCTTTTCAACTAGATCAGTTTCTCCAGTAACAGGAACTAATCTTTCTAAAATATAACGAGCTTCAATATATTGTTTATATTTAGGCAATTCACGCACTTCAAGATTAATTAATTCAAATCCATCATCAGTAAAACTAGTCCATCTTTTTTCAATTTGATCTTCTGACCAAACTACTCGAAAATTAGGCCTATTATCCATATGCTTACCAAAATTCTTTTCTAACTTATAGTTTATGCTTTCAATTGATTCTCGAAGCTCCATTACCTTTTTCCTTGGAGAAAGTTTGCTGAAGGAGCTACACCTCTAGGTCTTCGTAATTGAATATCAGTAGCTCCAGTTTGAGGATCACTCATAGATAAATTATTTGCTAAAGATCTATTTCTTTCAGACTGAAATGCTTCCATTTCATATGGACGCTTACTATATTCACCTTGAGGTAGGAATGCTTGAAGTGCAGTTCTATACCAAGGAGTTTCTTGAGCTTGTTTAGAATGAGTTAATTCGTGAGTTACAGTATTTGATAAATCATTTTCAGATTGTCCTTGTAGTGCTTCAGGATTATAACGAATATTACCAGTAAATGGATTAGTGATAGCTTGAGCACCTCTAGGTAAAAATATACGTTCTAATGGATTACCAGTAGAAGGAGTCATAGTGACAGGTTTTACACTTGGATTCTCAGCTTGAATTTTAGCGAGAATCCTCTGCATCGACCTATCTAATTCTGATCTATCTTGTGGCATTTTGTTTTAATGAGCTGCTCTCAATTAGCTTCCCCAGCAGAAAAGTCATCCAAAATGAATGACTACCCTACAACTAAGAGAGAGCAGCCCAACTCAATTAATTACCCTGAACGTAAGCGATATTCACGTCAAATCTACCAGCAGTAAGAGCACCGGCTGCAATAGTCATAGTCATTCTTGCAGCAGCAGTTAACTTATAGTATGTTGCAGAAGTGAAAATAGGAATAAGAACTAAAGTAGTTCCAGCAGTCCAAGAAGCAACAGCAGTTGCAGCTTTTAATGCAGCTACCTGAGCACCAGAACCAAATCCTAATGCAGTTGTATTAGCAGCACCAGTTAATGTAGTAGTAATATCAATAACACCACCTAGAATAATAGCACCTAAAGGAATAGTTGGAGAATTAGTTGGAGTGATAGTAGAAATTGCACCACCATCAACAGCAAAATCATACGTCATCTTAGCATTACCAATAGAACCTAATCCACCAAGTGCAGAAACAGCACTACCCATATTAGACCAGATAGGAGATGCAAGAGTTCCAGTATTAATATAGAGAACAGCATTAAGATAATCAATTAAAAGACTACCAGGACCAGCTTTACCTACGAAGCTACCAGATGTTCCACCAACAGGAGGACCAGATAGTGTTAAAATACCTACGTTATTATTTAATAAATCCTTAATCATCCCCCATACGTTAAGTTTAGCAAAAGCTCCGATCCTTGACTCAGGCATTAGATTCTCCAGTCTCAAAGACCATTGGCAGAATGCCAACAGAGTTGCGCGTTAACGGATGCGCGCCCCCCATTAATTGATTATGAATCGTTTAAAAGATCTAAACGACTGCCTTGACCCACCATTTAGTTGACACAGGGTCATAGCATAGATCAATAGGACGATTTTGGATAGGCTGATATGCAATCTGAATATTACCAGCAACAGAGAATACACCAGGAGCAGCGTTAGTAAAGCAAAGTGTAACTTCACAATATCCACTAACAGGAGGAATTAAATTGATCAAACCAACAGTTCCAGTAAGGAAAGTAAATTTTCCAGTAGGAGTAACAGTAGCAGCAGAAGCAATAGTTTTGGGTGTAGGCTGTTTATCACTCTGTACAGTAGAAAAATCTTGGAACACATTATCAGGCATTGTTCATTCTCCTTTAATATCCAGAAGGAACTGCAAGGGCATCAATATACGCAGTAGCAGCAGGATTTAATAGGAATGTCTGAAATCCAACTACCATATAGAAGATATCAGCCGCAGCTACTCCACCGCTTGGTCCGCGGAGTTCAAAGATTCTACGACCATCAGATGTGTAAAATCCAATGGGAAGAATCTCTGCACGACCCCAGATTGAGCTAACTATAAAATCAATACGTGACTTATTCCAATTAAAGTGAGTCTTAATAGGAGTACTAGCAAGCTGCATATTATCACCAAAATATAGATTAAGTGCTTCATCCTTAGCCGCCTTATGAATAATGGACACTAACTGTCCAATTTCCTCATAAGCCTGTGCCTGACAGGGATGCGTCCAAGCTGTAGGATCGAAATTATTATCAATACCAACTCGATTACCAATCTTATTAATAGCTAAACGAGGTAAAGGTAAAGATAAAGCAGAACTTCCACCATTGACTCGGTTTGACCGAATTTCAGGTGTAGTTGCTCTATCATAACCTAACCATGTACCAGTAGAAGCATTAGAGTGATGATATGGAACACCATACAAAGCAGGTAAAGCACTAGGATTAGAAATACCATCAACAATTAATACGTCAGTAGCGATAGCACCAGCAATAGCAGGAGTAACACTAATCTGCTTATTCTCAACATCCCATAGAGTAATAACGCCTTTACCTCTAAACGTTGCAAGAGTAGCATCATAAACCTGAACAACCTGATCATATCGAACTAAACGAGCACCAAAATCAGTAGATAAAGTATATGTATCAACACCACCTGCTGTAGCAACAACAGAAATAGTTCCTACCTGACCAGTTCCTGGCTGCTGTAACTGTGCATCAAGCTGTCGCTTGATTTCTACAGTCGCTCCTGCCGTTAATCTACGAACGGCATTGATTACAGCCTTTCGACGGTCATCAGTAGACCACTGAGTTAATTTAGTATATTCAATATTTTCTGATAGAAACACAGGGCGAAGAACGGCTTTTTCCCAAGTAGGACCGCCGCCACGGCCCATATCTCCACCATCAGGATTGAAATACTGGAAACGTCCACCTGGACGTAATTCCATTGGAGCACGCATTTCACGATATGAGACTACTTCTACATCACGCTTCTTAATATTAGCAAAGAAAGTGTCGTCACTCTCAAAAACAGTTGTAACCTTCGGTAGAACCCTTTCAAGTTCTGTTCCAGCAACAACTGATTCTACAACTGCACCTGGCATATTCAGTCACCTCAAAGTCAAAAGTTAATGGGACTAATCTCGGGCAAAAAAGTCAGCTACAGATTCACCCTTTTTCATCTCATTCTTACCTTTTGGCTGAGATGGTCGGCCAGCAGCAATTATTCTCCTATTAGGAGAAGTTTCTTCTTCTTTCTCTTCCTCTTTTTTACGAGGAGTTAAATCTTTTAGGGCTTCTGCCCTAGCCTTTAGAATTGCGTTCCTCAATCCACCTTTAGCTTTACCTAAGTAGAAGGACTGAATTCTCTTCAGAGATTCCCTAGAGAACTTAGAGTCAAATGCGGCTCTCCAGAGCTTATCTAAGTTCTTAGCAGTAGAGGGATCTTGTCTAATAGTAGAAGTCAGAATCTTCATGGCATCAGATATAGCATTCTTCTTAACATAACCACTCATAGCACCTTTAGGATCAATATATTCAGTTATTGTTGCTCGTAATGTATTATCAATTTTCGACTGTAAGTCATCACGAGAAGACTCAAATCGTTCTTGAACAAAAGAGAGTCGTTCTTTCTCAACTTCGTTATCTTTTGTTTCAGCAGAACGATCAACTCGATTAGTTGGAGCAGTAAACTTACTAGAGCCAAATACAAATTGATTAACAAATAAAGCAGCCTGTCTCAAATCATCATTATTAGTATCATTAGCTTCTTTAACCATCTCCATGATAAGACGCTTATTCAAATTACCAATAACATGAAAATATGCTTCCTTATCAACCTTTGCTAATGTTGGAAGATAATCATCTACAATAATATTGAAAGCTTTCTCATCAGTATCTTTAACATTATTTAAAATTTCTTCAGTACTTCCACTTAATAATTGTGTTTCAAAATTATTGAATACTTCAGCCTTTTCAGCTACCTCTTTAGCATCATCAAAAGATCCAAATAATTCAGTATATTCCTTATCTCTATAGAGCATCTTCTCTAAGAATGGGAATTTCTTAAATAGTTCAGGATATTCTTTTAAAATTTCCTTCTTTCGAGGTGGAGCATTAATTTCAAGTTCTTCATCTGGCTTAGCCAGATCAATTTTTTCAATTTCTTCATCTGCTTCAATTAACTCTAAATCATCATCCTTAACTTCAGGTTCTTCATCATTATCTTTTTCTTTATCCCTCTTAGGCTCTTTTACTTCCTTTACTTCTTTTACTTCTGGTTCATTATCTAGTTCCTTAAATAAATCATTGATATCATCAGCCGTCTTAGCTGATGGCTGCTTAGCTTCAGGCGATAGGATTTCGGGCATTGGATTCTCCAGTCACTTTTTCAGATTGCTTCGGTTTCTTAGCCGGAGCTTTACCTGAAGTTTCTTGTTCTGCTTGCATCTGAGCTTGAGCAAGCATTTGCTGTTGTACAATCATAATATGAGCTTTCATATGTAATAATACATTTTTATATCCATCACGATTCTCTACTTTAGCTAGCCTTCCGGCTGAAGAAACTAACCAAGAACGACAAATTCCTGCTTCAACTTCATGATTATCTACATCAGAATCAATAGGAATTGATGGTTGCTCATTTGGAACTAACTCTTGACCAGTCTGTTCAGCAATCATCATTTCTTCAGGAGTAGGAGGTTGTACAATAGGAACAGAATTAACTAATTCAGTAATTTCCTCATACTGTTTCTGTCTATCATCAGCTCCAGGTAGTTTGAAATTTGGAATCTTAATAACTTTAGCAATGTATGGAAGGTTCTCTGGGTCTAGCAAAGCGGCTTGAATTTCTTCATTATTAAGAGTAAATAGTTGCATAATAATATCGGCTTGCTGTGCGTCAGTAATTGGAAGTTTCTCATCAGGCTCTAATTCAATATTTCCAATTTTACCATCAGTTTCTGCCTTTCTAATAAATACATTAATAAAATTACCTTGAGTATCTTTCTCAACAGTTTTTTCATCTTCAACCATATTCTTCATATATAAAGGAATAACTTTTCCAAATATTTCTTTCCACCAAATAGTCATCATCTTCCAAGGAGTTTGCAAACGCTGCAAGGCCATTCCTTTAGCCATTGCATATTCACTTGCAGTCCCAGAAGAACCCTGACCTTGTGTTCCACCGAATAAACTTGGAAGAGCACCAGAAACAAATTGTCCTAATTGTTGAACAATATTATAGAAGTTAAATACTTCGGGAGAAAGACTAGCTGTTTGAGATGTATGAAAACCATCACTAATATTTCTACTTCCTGATACAGGTTTAGTAGGAGTCAATGTTCCAGGCATTGCTTCTATCTGCCTCTGAGCATTGAAATTCACAAGAGCCGGATCAGCCCAAGTTTGAGCAATACCATGCTCAATTGTTTGTAGAGTTAGAGAGATTAGATCATTTGTAATATCTTGAATATTAGTTAGCAGTTCACCGAGCGGCTCGTGATTTAAATAGTCACTCATTGGATTCATTGTTAAAGTCCAATGATCATCAAGACATTCCGAGCAATACTCTGCTACTACATCATTAACAAGAACTAATTTAACTCCGTCAGGAAATTTCTTCTTTAAAACTTTATACTTTTCTTCATCGAGAATATTAAAGCTTGCTGGTCTTAACCAAACATTCTTAACAGTTACATTCTCTTCTGGGAACTCTCCTCGATATTGAGTATTAAGTCTTCCATATTGTTCATATGGATCATTAACACCAATATTACTCCAGCCACCATGTGGAACTTTATCTCTCAATTTAGGATAGCATTC